TACAATCATGTCGAAGTAAGGACGCTTTCTTTTTTCTGCGATTGTGATTAATCGGAATTTAATTTCTGTTAGTGTCATACCGCCCTCGCATCTTTCCAGTTGCACTCAATGGTTGTGAGTCCGCCATGTTGGAAACGTGACCATAGGCGATCACCCAAATCATTTTTGAGTTGTTCAAGTGTCATGTTTGAAATGAGCATCGTTGCTTTGCATGCGTCATAGCGTGAGTAAAGAACTTTGTGCACAAGCTCTAAGCGCTTCTCACGGTCATGCAATCCGTACTCGTCAAGAATGAGCAAATCGTAGGTCGTGAACTCATGAATTACTGATTGCTCTGATTGATCTTTAGTGTCTTTGTCCCACGCTTTCATGATGCGTTGGGCCAATTCTTCGCTTGTGATGTAACGTGCATAGTTGCCTTTGGCTAAAAGCGTTCTTGCAGTTGCACACGCCAAATGTGTTTTACCTGTTCCAGTACTTCCGACCATGACCAGATTTTTTACTTCGCCCTTTAAAATTTCACGTGCATACGCTGTGGTTAGGTTGTAAGCCTCAATCTGCCCGTCATGATCACGACGATAGTTTTTAAACCCCGCATCCTTGTATCGATCTGGAATCATTGCCCCCGCAAAGTGTTTTTCACGTACAGACTTCTGAACTTCAAAATCATGTTGCTTGTTAGCTGCATTCACATACTCGATTGCACATTGTGGACAGCCTTGGAAGCCTCCCATGATGATCTCTTTCATATTGTGTTTAGTGCAGAAACCTGAACCTTGAATAACTTCTGGATTAAGCATTGCGTTCATACCCAGTCCTCCGGTATTTCAGCTTCTTCAAGCGTCTTGGTGTATTGAACTGGGTTGTTAGCCCAAGCATCGTTAACGTTGCGTGATGTTTGAGGCTGTGCAGGCTTACGACTTGAGAAATTGCGTTTAATCCACTTCACGAAGTTTGTGTACATTTGGGTATCTGTAAGCAGACCCGCTTCAAGTTTTGTTGAGTAGTACCCATTGATCTCAAGCAACCAACCATCGACTTCGGATTGAGTCATTTTTGCGATGCCTGATCGTTGCAACCAAGCGTTCAAAGTTTGAATTTCAGGTGTCCAAAGTTTGAGCACTGAATCGACTGGATTTTCGTCAGGGACAATATGTGTATTTTCTTTAAAGTTTCTTTCTTTCTTTTGTGTGTCTACTACGTGAACTAGTTTCGGTTCAGTAGGTGAACTAGATCGGTCTACTACGTGAACTAGTCTAGTAGGTGAACTAGTCTTCTTAGTGTACTTCTGTCCTAGCAAAGAAACTTCATGAATCTTATATTTGTTCCCGTTTTTACTCTTATCAATAACCGAGATAACTCCTAATTCGATTAGCTCTTTTAGGCCTTTGGCAACAGAAGCGCGCGCAACAATTCTGCCTCCTTCTATTTCAGAATTACCTTGTAATTGAGAGTAGCTAACAAAATCAGACTCTTTTTGATAACCGTTTAAGCGATTCTCAAGCTCAAAATACACATGTCGTGCAGCATCACTGAGAAACGGATAAACCTCCTTTCGGTAAAGCTGGCTAGATTGAACATAGCCATGTGTAAATTTGTCCGACATAGCTTGTCGCTCTTTTTTCTTTGCGGTAGATGGGTGCAACGTAATCATGTTGCCCTCCTCCCGCTTGTGTGCTAAATTCATCTTTCAGCTTTCCTTTTCATTGCTTTGCAGTGGAATGGCAGATAAGGCTCAATTGGTTGCGACAATTGGGCTTTTTTTGTGCCTGTGTTTTATGCGGATTTGGTGCCAGTTCTAGTTCGAATGGCTCAGGATTTCTTGTATCTACGGTAACTGTGGTTAGATCGAACTCAGCCTGTAGACTTTGAAGTAACTCCTGAACTTCACGGATTACATCAATGCCACGCTCTCTCATTAATTCGGAAACAGTTTGTTTTCTTGATCTAGCGATTCTTTCTAAAAGAATCTTTTCCTCATCCGTGCACTTAAAGGTGACACTTGCGGTTAATTTCTCGGCCATGTCACCACCTAAGCCGCTTTGATCGTGTGTGGGATGTTGGGATTTACAAGCAATAATTTAGAGGCCGAACCTTCAGGAACCATATCGCCCCATAAGCTAACTGCTTGTTTACTAATCCCAATTGCTTTTGCCACACCGACTTTTGTTTTGAACGCCTGAATGGCGTCACTTTTCTTCATCAGTACTTGCACTTTCTTTACTCCAGTAAACAAAGACAAGTAAAGCATACTTTACTTAACGAAATCAAGCAAACTTTACTTATAAAAAGTTAAGCTAGCTTTACTAATTTGGGAATCTTTATTATGTCTTCGCTTCAAGAACGCATGCATCAAGCCAGAAAACACTACGAATCAACTCATAATAAAAAACTAAAAAACACAGAAATGGCTGAATTCTGTAAAGTAAGTAAAGCAAGTGTTGGTCAGTGGTTTAATGGACCAACAAAAGAACTGGATGGCAGTAACTTGACTCTTGCAGCAGAATTCTTAGGTGTTAACCATAAATGGCTTGCTGGCGAACGTGCCCCAATGCTGCTAGATAAAAAATCAGATGCGAATGTAGTATTTAATAATGATGAAATTAGCAAAATTCCTATACTAGATTATGTACAAGCTGGCCTTTTTAACTCTGTTGGTTACGATGGGGTAAATCCAATAGGTGAAACTTATACGACTTATAAATCAGCAAAAGAAAAAAGTGTATTTAGTCTTACCGTTCAGGGTGACAGTATGTTGCCAGACTTTAAACCAGGTGATCTTTTAACAATCGACACAGCATTAATGCCTCAGCCCGGTTCTTTTGTGGTAGCTCAAAATGGTGACTATGAGGCAACTTTCAAGAAGTATCGAGTAATTGGATATGATGATTTTGGAAGGGAAATTTTTGAATTAGTTCCTTTAAATCCAGACTACCCAACACTTTCATCACTTAATCACAATATATCAATTATAGGTGTGATGGTCTTACACATGAGAAAATATAAATAACAGGTATTAATATGGAATACATCATTTATGTGCTGGCAGTACTTGGTGTAATTTTTCTGTTTATATTCATTTGGATATTTAAAATAATAATTCAAACGAAACGAAACATTAAAATTAAACCAAGATCATTTACAAATGCAGAAGATTTAATCAACTTCATTAGGGCCGTTTTTGAATGCAAGTTGAAACATAAATCCATTTTGTTCGGTTTTGTAGAGTCAACTTATAGAAATAATGGTTTTACAGGTCTTTCAGACCCACATTTAGAAGTAGATGTGTCTATTGTTATTGACAATGGTTATAAAAAAATAGAAGCGACTTGCCCAGTTGTGAATGCGAATCTAGCACAAGGTGATTTTGTGGCTATCATGCCTATTTATAATCAGAGACATGACATATGGAGTTATGTAGTTACAGCTAAACTAAAAGCTATTTACCTTGGGGATAAAGGGTTTCAAGTAGTAGACCGATTTGTGGAATTAGAATAATCAAATATCCTCTTAATGACCCACTTCGGTGGGTTTTTTATTTTCTAAGAAATAAAAAAGTAAAGCGTACTTGAAAATAATTAGTAAAGTAGGCTTTACAATGTCTGCAAGGTAAAGTATGCTTTACTCACCTTATAAACAAAAACCGCCATAGGGTTCGAAGACTAGGCGGTTTGCATCAAATGCGGAGATAAGTATGAATCAAAGAACTGAAAAGTACAAGCTAAGCCAAGCCTTTAAAGATGGCTCAAAAGCATTCGTAGCTTTCTGGATTATCACCTTCATTGTATTTGCATTCTTACGAGGCTGTGCCGACGAGCAATACGCCAACGAACTCAAAGCAAAAGAAAACCTTTATGTCCGCGTTCAGGTTGAGGGGGCTAACTAATGGATAACTACAAAATCAAAGTTAAAGATGAAGCTGAGAGCAAAGAGGCTCAGGAGTTGTTTTTTGAGCTTGGGTATGAGTGGAGAGATTCTAAAAGAGATATCACAAATCTGGATGTTGTTTTCATTTATGCAAAAGATGGAGTCTTAACAGCTGGATTTAATGATCATAACTTTGCAGAAGCTGGGCACAAAGAACTCACCCTTCCTCAACTCCGCGACCTTGTTGTGTTGAAGCGTAATGATGTGAAGGATGCGACACATCGCGACAAGCTGGATGAATCAATCTATTTAACTAGCGATAAGGTCATTTATTACTGGTATGGAGAATGGTGTAAATCAGCAATTAATAAATCAAATGCCTATGAAGATTATATTGCGAATAGCCTGACGCCTATTACTCAACCCCAAGACCCCGCCTTGATTAGCGGTGACGTTGCTTTAGCAAATGTTCACAAGTGCATTGTTCAGTACTTACATGATGATGAGCCATATGGTCGTTGGACAACAATTACTGACCACTTTTGGTCGCAGTACCACTTGGGCATGTTCTTAGATCCAGACACAAAGTTCAAGTTTAGATTTAAACCCCAAACCATCAAGCTTGAACTTGAGCTGCCGAAGCCTTTTGAGCCAGAAGAAGATTGTCACGTTTACATCTTAGATGACGGAAAAACAGATGGCTATCGTCGTTATTCCTACGAAGTTCATGGTGATAAAGGAAATACATTTATTGGTATTTGGCGCACCGAAGACGAGATCAAGCAAGTCGTAGAGCAACTCAGAAAGATACGAGGTACTAACTCATGAATATGTTAGCCCTTAAACCTGAATTGCTTTGCCCTTCTTTCCCTTACTTGGATATGTCTACAGACATTCAAGTTGAAGGTGAAACGGTTTATTTCGATCTAACTTACGGCTGCAATGTTCTTAACTGCCAGATCAAAGCCGAAACAACTTATGACACTCGTGAAGTAACTGATCAGTCCAGTGGTTGTGCACATGATCAAGAATATGAAGTGCTTGTGGTGGACACAAGAACTCATGCTGTAGTGACTGATAAAGACGGCATTGAGTCACCGATTGGTTTGCGTTTCAAGCTCACAGATGCACAAGTAAACAGCTTAAATGAGCAGCTTAAATACTACGCCGAAGAATTGGCAGATGAAGAAGTGGGAGTGGTGTGATGGAGTGGATTAGTTGTGAAGAGTGTTACCCAAGTCCAGATGAGTGGGTTCTTGGTTATATAAATGATGGTCAAGGCACTACAGGTCACGAAATTGTTTATTGCCATAACAAGAAATTTTATGACAGCGAATATGAACTACCAATAACCCACTGGATGCCACTACCAGAACCACCAAAGAATTAGGAGAAGATTATGAATGCGCCAGCAAATGGAACACTTATTACTACACAGATTGCAAACGTTGCTGAAACTCTTGGCTTAGTAAATGTTAATCCACAAGAGTTAAAGGAAACACTGATTCAAACAGCTTTCCGTACTGAAACACCTGCAACTGATGCACAAATGGCTTCTCTTTTGATTGTTGCTGGTCAATACAAGCTCAACCCATGGACTAAAGAAATCTACGCTTTTCCAGATAAAAACAAAGGGATTATTCCAGTTGTTGGCGTGGATGGTTGGTCTCGAATCATTAATGGAAACTCTAATTTCAATGGTATGGAATTTAAGTTTTCTGAAAATATGGTTCAGATGGAAGGCGCGAAAGTTGCTGCACCTGAATGGGTTGAATGCATTATCTACCGTAAAGACCGTGACCACCCTACTATTGTTCGCGAGTATTTAGCAGAGTGTTATCGCGCCCCTTTCAAGTCAAAATCTGGATATGTTGTTGAAGGCCCATGGCAGAGTCACCCTTCTCGCTTCTTGCGCCACAAGGCAACTATTCAATGTGCTCGTTTGGCTTTTGGTTTTGTTGGTATTCATGATCAAGACGAAGCGGAACGTATTGCTGAAAGTGGACAACCTATTAAGGATGTGACTAGTGAAGTGCCAGAAGGCTACCAAGCCTTTGAAGATGAGCATTTGCCTACGCTCAAATCAGAAGCACAATACGGTACTGAACGTCTGCAAGCTGCTTATGTAGCCATTCCAAAAAGCAACTTTAAAAAGCATTTATGGGAAACGCATTCAATTAACTTAAAAGAAATTGCTCAATTTGCAGACCAAGCTTTACAGCGCCAAGGAGAAACCTATGAACATTCTCCAGCGTAGTGAAGATTGGCATTCGGAACGCTGTGGCAAAGTTACAGCAAGCCGAGTTAAGGATTTAAATGCAAAGCCCAATAAAGGCAAAGCTTTAAATGCATTGGGTTTAACTATTCTAGCTGAGCGCCTCACTGGCGTTCAGAAGGAAATCTTCACAAACACTACTATGCAATGGGGTATCGACAACGAGCCTCATGCAATAGCAGCTTATGAAAATGAAACGGGTAACTTTGTAGTTGGAACAGGCCTAATAGATCACCCTTTCATTGAAATGTTTGGGGCTTCACCAGATGGACTTGTTAATGAGGATGGTCAAATCGAAGTTAAGTGCCCAGACACTACAACGCACTTGAATACCCTTCTGACCAAGCAAGTACCAGATGAGTATATACCTCAAATCACTAGTCAGTTGGCTTGTACTCGTCGTGAATGGTGTGACTTTGTGAGCTATGACCCACGTCTACCAGAAGAGTTACAGATCATCATTATCCGTGTCTTTGCTAAAGACTTGGCGATAGAAGCATTAGAGCAAGATGTTCGAAATTTCAACAAAGCTATAGATGACGCAATTAAAACATTGAAGGTGGCAGCATGACAGATTTGAATAATACAAAACTTTGGGCAGTGAATATTCCTGAAGAACCTGATTCAGAACTTCTCCACCCTGTTCCATCTCAAAAAATTGGTAAGCAGCTTGTATATCGTCTTAAGAAAGAAGCATTGCAAGCCTTCCCTACAGTCGGTCAATGCATTGCTGATGCTATTACTTTTGAAGAATGGCAAGGCAGCAAAGAAGAGCATGAAAAATATCTTCAAGAGAATAAAAACTGGTGGTTAGAGACAACTTTTCTGGGAGAAGGCTAATGACAGATTTGAATAAGTTAAGAAGTGAGTTTGAGGCCCAACACAGTGACAAGGTTTTCAAGATAGTCAAATTTGATGAGGCAACCAATGCATATTGCTTACATGCTCATTTGCCACTAACTGAAATTAACCTATCTGCCCTAGCCGAAATTAATTATGGATGGGATTTGTGGCAAAAAGCCAAAGCTCAGGCGGTGCCAACTTGGATCAGTGTTAAAGATGAAGAGCCACCAACAGACACTATGGTTTTAATTTGTTGGTCAGACTCACCGGATGTTCAACCAGAAATTGACTATATGACCTGTGATGAAGACTTAAATCATATTTGGGCAAATTTTGAGATAGATCCACCAACTCATTGGATGTACTTTCATAAAGTGCCAAGCGAATCGGGAGCTGAAAAATGAAAATGAACGCACCAATTAAACTTGAAATGAAAGTTTATGCAGTTAATAAAGATGGGCAACAAGCAATTGTTACTATGTCACTCCCTCTTGGTCAGTACCCTACGCGTTCAACGCTTGAAAAGATATTTAAGGATGCTGAAGGCCACTTGCCAGATGATTTTCGCGTGATGAATAAATCTGAGTTTTTTAACGCATACCTTCAAGAAGAGTACGGGACAACTGAAAAATTCGCTACACCTGGTTCTCGTGAATTTACTGATGATGTTATTGAAATGGATGAATCGGGAGCTGAGGAATGAGTGAATTTAATTCTATCAAAGTTCGTTTAAAGCTCTCTATTGGCTTTGTTATAGGGAACCAAGAAGAGGATTTATTGCTAAGTGACTACATTTCAGAAGAAGAATGGAATGCGCTAGGCTTCTTTGAAAAGCAAGAATTTGTTGAAAAGGAAATCTTAAACGAATGGGCTAATGGGTACATTGAAAAAAGCGCCGAGGTGTTGGAATGAATGGTCTCGACTTTGAGCAACTTTATCTAATGGCCCTCATGAATAGCAAAAAGCCAAAGAACGTTTTGAATTGGGTTCATGTATCCAGACATGGGCCAGGTTCGACAAAAGCTACAGAAATTTGTGAATATTTTGGGATAGATCCAGAAGGCACTGATTTTAGAAAAGCGGAAAGTAAGGAGGGGTGAAATGTTATTGACTACTGATGAAGTTGAACTAATCAAAACATGTGATGAAAGCCCTGAACAATATATTGCAGTTTTTCAAGGTCAACAGATTGGATATCTCCGATTAAGACATGGCGAATTTAGAGTTGATTATCCTGATTGTGGTGATGAGACCATTTTGTATTCTCAAGAGCCACAAGGCGATGGGTGTTTTGAAGAAGATGAACGTGAGTACTTTTTGATGAAGGCCAAAAAAGCAATCGTTAAGAAGTTTAATGAAATGGAGGGGTGAATGGAAATTGATCGTCGTGTACGTGCTAAAGAGTTTATGATGCTAATGTCTATTGGCCGCACTAAATTCTATCGCATGATTAAGAATGGTGAAATTCCTCAACCTATCAAGGTAAGTGACAAAGAGGTATTTTGGCACGAATCAAGTGTTAAGAAAGTTGTCGAAAAACACAAAGATAATTCTGATATGATAGCCTGCTAA